ATTCAGTATATTACTAAATTATTTATCGATAGCCAGGGCGCAATTCAAATAGCATTTAAACATTATGTATCAAATAATCCTACACTTACAAATCCAGCAATTGTTAAAAATTATTCTATTGGTGCGAATGATGCTATAGGGTTGGATTTATTTTTTAATCAAGAAGGTGGGAAAAATATAAAAGAGTTTATTGCTTCAATTACTGATGACCTCTATAAAGGGTTTCATATAACTATCAAAAATATAACGGAATCTAAACGAACATATTCATATTTTGATGCGGCCGAACATATTGATTATAAAATTCAAGTCCGTTTTCAAATTAATTTTGAGGAATTTGAGGAGGGCGAGCGCGAAGCGTGAAGCGTGAGTGCGTTTAAAATTTGGAAAAAACTTCTACGGAGAGGGTGGAGAGAAATCTCCAAAGTGGTCTGTTAATTCAGTCGGTAGAATTTTCGGCTGTTAGTGTAATATAAATACATTTGAGACCGAAGAGTCGTGGGTTCGAGTCCCACATGGACCGCTTATATTAAAAATATTGGTATATATTTTTAATAATTATTTAAATAAATCTAAAATCTTATCTTTATTTATATTATCATAATCATATTGATATTCTTTAATCCATTCTGTATTATGACTCATATATAATACTTTTTTATTTATAGTTTCATCTGCTTTTGATATGTATCCTTTTTTAAATAATATACTTTCAGGGATTATCCAAAATCTATTATCAATCTTTGAATGAATCCAATAATACTCATTTTCACCTTGACGATATGTTCTAAATTTTCTATTACCTTTTTCATTTTTACCATTATTTGATGCTAAATGCGCTAATACTGCATTTTTACCTTTAGTTGTACATAATCCAGCTACCTTTTCTTGTACTTTCTTTCCATTTACTATAAAATCAGTAGGTGTATTTTGAACTTCTGGATATTTATATTCCAAAAAGCTAACAAGTGATTCTCTCTTTTTTACATATTCTTGTTCTTGTCTTTGTAGCGGGGCAATAGGAGTCATTAATTTATCAATATCCAAAGTATAACAATTATCAGCGTATTTTTCAATATGTTCAGATAATAAATTATTATCTTCTACTAAATATTTATTATATTTTGAACGCATAGATATATTAAGACAACTTAAATGTTTTATATCATCAAATGGAACAACCCATAGTTTATTTTCTGATGTACAAACACATAATATAATCATATTTGCGTAGTCTTTATTAATACCTCTAAATGAATACATTTTATGTAGAATTTTAATAGTTGATTTAACTTGAATTGGAATATATTTATCAGAGCCTTTCTTTTTAATTAATAAATCAGCCCTACATCCTTCTTTTGTTCTTGTTATATCATACGTATCTGATAAATATTTTTCAATAATATTAATACTATTTGTTTCAGTTTCATTAGCACATATTGTCTTATTTTTAAGAGTATTAGATGTATCTTTATTAACACATTCTTTACATCTTATACCTGTTTTTCGATTCATAAAATTTGTAACTACTGCGCTACTATTATGTCCACAAATACCAACAAAATCTATTCTTACATAGTGATAAAATTTTTCCATCACCGTTTCTCGTTTCTTCTCAAATTCTTCAAATGTAGTTATCATAGTACATTTATTATTTTCAATCTCTGTTTTTACTCTTAAATAATTATCCATTCTAACTCAATAATAAAACTTGGACTTAATCAAATTTTTAGCTAGGGCTGTTAATAAAGCCCTTGTCTTTAAGTCCCCTCCAGTCCGTAAAACGCCAATAAAAAATTATCATATTTTATTGGTATTTACATTTTGTTCGATGCCAAAATCTTTCGAATCAGACTGAATAATAAACTTGTTTGAGACCGTGCCGCCGCATACACTTTTCCAGATGACACTTACAAGAATGACAAGGTTCTGAATTTCCTACCTCACCTGTTCCCTTCATAATTCTTATAACAATAAGTGTTGCTCCATTTAGCTTTGACATATCGCCTACCTTTTTAATCGCTGCGCGTTCTGCGTGAATAGTATATGTCCCATAACCACAACCTCTTGAACGAGACCCAATAGAATTACTTGCTACTGCAAGCACTTTTCCACGCTGAATAACAATCGCAATATGTATTTGTGACCTATGCTTTCCCATTACAGTATCAACTGATATAAACTGTGATGCCATATTAAGCGCAATATCATTATCAATTCTCATTTTTTCTTGGAATAACTATTTCTTCGCACGGCTCAAATTTCTAGATTCTGATTTTCAATTTTATTTTCCAGGGGTATATCACACAGATTAGTCCTTACTAACTATTATAATACTATCAAGTGCCTCTTCTTTAGGATGTAGCTGTTCTTCTGGTTCTACAATTGTATTTTGAGGTACTTCTTCTATAACATTTAATAATGGATGTTGTAAAGATTTTACTGATGCTGCCTTTGTATTAATTGAGGCGCTAGGGCGTCTAAAATTTAATCTACTTTCAAAGTTTGAACCACTTCTCTTTGGTGAAGCAGCCCTTCCTTCAGGTTCTTGATACAATTTAGCCTTTTCTAATTCAATTTCTTCTTGAATCTTCTTCTTTCTTTCTTCAATTGCCTTTTCCTTTTCCTCTTTAATTCTTTGTTCTTCTTGGCGTTTAAATTCAATTTCCATTTCAAGGCGTTTTTTGCGGTCTTCAATTGCCTCTGCCAAACGCCTATCAATCTGCTCTGTAATTCTCTGCTCAATTTGAGGTGAAACGAGCTCATTTAGTGTCTGGCGTTTTCTTTTTAACATAAGCGCAGCATCTACCGCCATTTGTTTAAGACGAGATTCGGAACTCTGGAAAACTGTTGTATGCTCCAACGCACCACACACATCTGGTTTCTTTAAGTCCTTTATATGACCGAATCGTGTTTCAAATATGGCAATGGATTCTTTTGGGATTGGAGGTGATTGCTCAATTAATCTATCCAAATCCGCGCGACAAATCTTTAAAAAATCTAACGCATCCATTCTATCATCTGGTTTTAACGCAAGTTCAACTGCAATTAAACGCTGAAATTTACCCCACGCAATGCCTGCGACTCTGTGCGATTCCTCCATTTGAGCATACCGTAATCGGTCTCCAATAGTTGTTAATAATCCCGCGAATAATGAAATTGCGGCAATAACAAAACTAGCATACTTTTTAGCATCTTCGCTTTCTAAAATAGCCTGAACACCTACATTTGAAAATCCGCTAATTGTTGATAAAAAAATAACTGGTAAACTAATCATTAGCGTTTTTACGTGAAAGGTTTTATCTGATTTATCGTGAAGCCATCTGTAACAAATCGCGATATCACTCCAATCTGACATTAGACGCTCCTGTTCCCTCGTCCAACCGTTCTGGAATCTCTTCTTTTTTGGTGGATTTTCACCATTTGGCGAGGTTGACCTTGATTTATCCCCATCATTCGAACCATTTATAACCGTTACTCCCTCTTCAGACATTTTAAAGCTCCTACTTATTTAGAAGTTTTTTTATTGCTTTTTTCCGCACTTTTTGACCAAGTCTTTTTTGATTCCAGTCCTGTTTTATATAAAGTTTCAACCTCTTTCTCTGTTAGATTTGTAGCATCAACTCCTTTTGGCAATGATACAAATTGCGGCTTCTTTAAAGATGTTTTCATAATATATGGCCCATATTGTCCTGTGCGAATTATATAATCCTTGAATTGTTTAATTACATTTGTTCCACTGCCATTCTGTTTTGTCTCAAATCTCTCAATAGTTTTTTCTATTAATTCATCCGCTTGAAATGGGATTGATAATTCGCCGCACTGTAAATAATCACCAAATTTACCAGTTTTCTTTACAATTGGTTCACCATTCCATTCACCAATTTCATCTCCTGTTTTCTTTTTAGTTGTTTCTTCTTTAAATTTTAGGGCAATTTCTTCTGTCATATCTTCAAATGCTACTCCTTGTGGCCAACCGATAAATTGCGTGTCTTCCTTCTTGGCTCCTTCGATTAATAGTAGCGGTCCTTTTTTTGATTGAACGGCTTTAAGTCCCTTGATTGAGTTATTGAATTCTTTAACACGTGCATTTTGTTCATTGTTTGCGGTAACCCCTTTAAGTCCCTGTTTAGATGACAAATCTTCGTATCGGTCTTTATATGATGCCCACATATCTCTTAAGACTTGTTTCCAGAACTCCTCGCCACTCGCTACATTGTCTAGGCGTTTTTCCATTTGTGCTGTAAATCCGTAATTAAATAAATCTTCAAAATGTTTTAATATAAAGTTTAAAACTGACCGTCCCAAATCCGTTGGCACCAATTTATTCTTTTCTGCTCCTACCTTCTTCTTTAAGTCCTTCCCTTGGGGTGGCCACTGGCTAGGTTTTAGGGAATATTCTTTAATTGCGACCTCTTTTGCGGGAATATCTTTGGTTTCCACATAGTTTTTATCCTGAATTGTGGCAATGAGTGAAGCAAATGTTGATGGACGACCAATTCCAAACTTTTCAAGTTCCCTCACAAGCGTTGCCTCTGTATAGCGCCCCTGCGCTTTTGTTTCTTTGGGTTCAGCCTTAATATCCTTCCATTGAACTTTATCTCCTACGTTCATTTTTGTGGCTTTGGTCCAAGTATCTTCTTTTGAATCTTCTTCACTTGCGTCAGAATCGGCTGCATCATCAATTTGTGCTACTTTTCCAGCACGCTTCCATCCTTCAAATGTTGTTCGCTTCCATTGTGAAGACCAGGTAAAATCTTCATCACTGCTGCTAGAAGCAGCATCTGATGGCAAATCTTCTTGATTTGCCGTTTCACCGTCAATTTGTATCTTAATCTTACAAGTTTCTCCCTTGGCAGGGGACATAACAGATTGAATTGTTCTTTGCCAAATTAGATTATAGACTTTCTTATCATAGGTTGTCCAGAGACCATCTCCATTGGAGTTGTCCACCCCTTGCTTTGCAAGAAGGTCGCCTTGTGGCAATTCAGTTAATTCCATATGTGTTGGACGAATGGCTTCGTGTGCTTCTTGAGCCTTTACTTCTCCTGCTGCCTCTTCTTTTTTAGTTACATCCGCAACCTTTGGCTTCTTTTTACTTTTCTTTTCTTCTTTATTTGTTTCTGGTTCAATGGCTTTTTTAGCCCCAACATATTCCTCTCCATAAGTCTCTTGAACCCATTTTTTAGCCTCTGCGGTTGCTTCTTCTGATAAAACAGCTTTGTCCGTTCTATGATAAGTAATATGACCTGCTTCATACAACTTTTGCGCAATCTTCATTGTATTTTTAGGGTTGATACTATATAATGCGCTTGCTTGTTGCTGAAGAGTACTTGTAATAAGTGGTTCAGGTGCTTTTTCGGTCCAGGGACGAATATCTTTTGATTGAATGGATGCGTCTGGAGTTTCGTGAATAATTTCCATATAATTCAAGGCTGATTCCTCGTCCTCCAATTCATCATCCATTTTGGCTGGGAAGTCTTTAAGTTCTCTGTGTATGAAATTTGCAGTTAGTTGCCAACTGGATGATGCTTTAAAGTTTTTAATTTGGTCTTCGCGCTCTACTACTAATCTTAAGGCAGGTGTTTGACATCTTCCAGCAGAAAGTGAAGGGGCTACATAGCGCCACAATAGGGGACTCATTGTAAAACCAATCATCATATCAAGAATCGCACGTGTTTGTTGAGCATTTACAATATTCATATCTAGGTTTCTAGGCGAATTAATCGCATTTAGAATGGCTTTCTTTGTAATTTCATTAAATACGGCTCTTAACGCAGTTTTAGGGTCTAATTTGAGTAATAAACATACTGCATATGATATACCTTCACCCTCTCTATCGCCATCAGATGCTAGATAAATAGTTGTAGCCTCTGCTGCCGCATCTTTTAATTGTTTAATCGCTTTTGCTTTTTCTTTTAAGAATTGATACTTTGCTTCAAAATCGCGCTCAATACCAATTGCGTCTATTGTCTCTTCTAGAGCACGAATGTGTCCCATTGTAGCGATTACTCGCCATCCTGGGCCCAGAAAACCTTGGATTTTTTGACACTTTGCTGGTGATTCTACTATAACTAAATTTGTCATTTGATACACACTATGTATGTTTATGAATTATATTCAATTTTTCTATAAATTAAAATCTGCGTATAGAATATAAAATGATGAAAGGTAGTACAGAAGTTACTCTTGAAACAATTTTGATTTCCGTTTTAAATATCTCCGCGGTTTATGCCGCCGCTTTCACCTACAGACTTAACTGGACTGGTGTTATGGCCGTGATGATTGTTGCCTCCCTCTTTACGGCAATGATTACTCACTTCATCATCTCCAAGGCTATGTCTGTCAAAGCTCGTAGTGAAGCACTTATCAGTGAAGGTCTTGGTGTTATGGGTGTTGCTCTCCTCTCTTCTATCGCCATCCTTATCATCCTTACCCAGCGTTTCAACTTTGCTGAAGCATTAGGTATTTCTCTATTATCTGGTGTCCTAACCAGTCTCATCCGTCACTTGCTCCACTAAATATTTGCGGATTTTATTAATTGAAATATAGGAATATAAATAATTAATACATTCATTCATATAATATAGAATGACATCTATTAATCAATCTAGCGGTCAAGGAAGTTTGTACGAGCTTGTCGCTCGTGGTGTGAAAGATACATATTTCTTAAAAGATTCTCGCGAATCATCTTTTCCATATGATGCCAGTTATGATTCATCTGCACATCATCTTGCTGAACGCAGAACAATGGTTCCTCTTAATGGAACAAACTGGGGGAAATCATTTGAAGTTGAAATTGACCCATATGGAGATGTTATGACCGAATGCGCCTTTGAAATTGATTTACCAACTTGGTTGCCCCAGTTACCACTTATTAAAGATGGACCACTATATTTGCCCAAAACAATCAATGATTTATATTCCATTACTTCTAATACTACTCCTGCCAGGTCTTATGGTTATGTAAATTATATTGGGTATTATCTTTTTGAAAAGATTCAGTTCTATCAAGACCAGTTTTTAATTCAAGAGTGGAGTGGCGACGGGCTCATTGCTAAACAGGTCTCTGAAGGGTCTTACAATAGTAGTTTTTTAGAGCAAACTGTGGGCGGTCTATCAGAAACTATAAATACAACTACTAATATACCTACTAATCGTGGGCTTGAATTGCGGGCTACTCCTGGTCATTTACGAATTAAATTACCTCTTCCAGGTATGCAATGTCCTGGCGATGGTGGATTTCCCCTTGTAGCAATGAGTTGGCAAAAGTTTCGCATCAAGGCTACTCTACGCCCACTTGAAGACCTAGTTGTATGTAGTGATACAACAATTGATAAAAATATTCCTGAATTTTATCCTTGGAATGTACGGGAGTTTAAATATACAGATGAAAATGGGGACAATATTATATTTAATCCCTTGAATTTAACACAGATTGGTCAGCCAACTATTCTATTATCAACTATTCAACACTATGTACCTCCTCGTGTTCAAGAAGAACTTCGTTCAACTCCTATTCAAATTCCCTTTAGAATACAATATGAAAATGATTTTACTTTTGGTGAAATAGACTATGCTCCATTGGATAGAGGTGGGACTGCAGCAGTTACGCGCCGTCTAGATGGTCGTCATCCAACTGAAAAGATTTTTTGGTTCTTCAGAAGCCAAAATGCTCTCGATAGGAATCGACTTGATAACTTCTATAATGATTACTTTGACTTTAATTTACCATCTGATACGCAACCTTATACAATTCCATATGGGTCATTTTATTACAATATGAAGTTAGTTATTGCTGGACGCGACAGAGAAAGCGAATATGAACCTCTCTTATGGCAAGAAGTATCACAGTTAGTTAAGGATGAGAAACCCAGTGGATTAGGAATTGGAGAGATGAAATGGACAACTGGTGAAAAATATGGTGTTATTTATCCAGCGCCTCGACAACCAGAAGGAACCGTTAATTTTACTACTGCTGATAGACCAACGCTTCATATTGCTTTAGCAAATATTAGAAGTAATGTATGGTTAGCACAGCGTAAAACGGAATTTAGAGTTTTCACTGAAAGTTGGAATGTATATGATGTTCGCGAAGGACGTGGTAGAATGCTATTTGCCAGTTAGTTATTATTTTATATCCATATATTAATGAGTATTGTACGGCATAAAACGAATAAAAAGACTAATACATTATGTGTTGGCATTATTACTATACCGCATATGAAAAAGACTAAATATGGTTCATCTCATATTATGAAACAATATGTGGATTGGTTTGAAGACCGTGGTGTGCGTGTTATTCCAATTCCATATGATACTACACAGCACGAAGAATATTTTCATATGGTTAATGGTTTAGTCATTCCTGGTGGAGAAACTACATATATTATGAAGAATAAAACCTTTGTCGATTCAGTTACTCGTTTTTTTGAATTATCTTTGAGGGGTGATGAGTATTTTCCAATTTGGGGAACCTGTTTTGGTTTTGAAATGTTAATGTTTATAATTGGTGGATTTACTCGTCTTAAAGAATATCCTGGTCACGGATTCTATCCACTTCATATCACCGATGAAGGCTATAATTCTCGTTTATTTAGTTCATTTTCTAATCGATACATTAACTATTTGGAGCGCTATAAATCCTGTAATAATAATCACGAATATGGTATTTCACCTGCCGATTTTTTAAACAATCCACATTTGCGCAGATTTTATAGTATTCTTGCTACAAGTACAGATGAGACAGGTAAAGAATATGTTGCGGCAATTGAAGGGCGATTCTATCCAGTGTATGGAGTTCAATGGCATCCAGAGCGTCAGAAAACAACTGGGCCATTTGTCGATTTCTTTATTTTAGAGCTAAAGAAGAATAAACACAAGTGTATGACTCGAGCATTTTTAAGGAATCAATTGGAGTCTCGTAAATGTATTCAGTATTCAGAACACAAACATTTAGATTGCTACTTCTTTTGAATTATTTTTGTATATTTTAAATATATTACAGTATAATTTGTATAATGTAATATTAATTATGATAGTATTTTATATTATTACATAGATTTAAAACCGCCTCTCATCCATTGTGCGATTTTCATAGTATCAGATGAAACAAATAATGGTTGTGCGTTCCCATTTACAATTGCTAAAAATGCTGGAATAGAACGAATACCAACAAATTGCGCGGTTTCTTCATTTTCATCAATATTGCATTCATACCATTTTATTTTATCACTTAAGCCAACTAGATAATTCATATCTACTCTCTTACAAGGGCCGCACCAGTCCGCTCCCAGCTTTATTATAGATATTGGGTCGTGTGGTTTAGGAGGATTCTTTTTTATTAGACTCAGAAAGAACTCGTGGCTCGGGAGCGGAGGGATTTGGTGGTGGGTCGTCCCGTTGTGGCTTTGCATTCTGCTTGGAGCGACGGTAAGTTAAAATAAATCCAGACACAGCGATTATTCCAAATGTTCCTAATAATGTATATGCCAACATATTAGAATTTGAACCACCACCATCTTGTTTTAATCCTGTTAATCCTGCTAATGCGGCAGCAGCTTGTGGAACAGTAAATGCTGATAATTCTGGTCCAGATGGCATTGAAGATGCTTGACCCAGTGTTTTAACAACATTTGCTGTTTTACCAACAGCAGTAGCAACATTACTACCTAATTTTGTACCCGCCTCTATACCAAATTTTGCGGTTTCTATTGCTGTTTTTGCTGTATCAATTGCTTCTTTAGCAATAGGAACTGCCACATTTGTAACTGGTTTTATTGCCGTTTCTATTACAGTTTTAGCGGTTTGAGCAGGAGATCCAAATATATCTAATATGGGCCCAAATATATTTCCTAAAAAGGGGAAATTTGCTACAAACTTTTCAGTTATTGTTGCGGGAGGGGGGGCACCAAAATATTCCCAATTCTCTGATATAACCTCTTTTGTTTTAAAGAAGAACTTAAAAAGTTTATAGAGCCACCAGAAAAGTGCGATTGGGGCAAAAATTAATGTTATTAATGATACTAAACGAATAAGACCAGTTTTGTTATCTCCAACTATAAATGAATCCAGACCAAATAAGCCCCCAAAAAATAGGGCCAAACCATAACCAAAAAATGCCATATGTTTCTTATCTGGAACAGAGGAACCCAATACTCCAGCTGCAATTCCTTTAGGCCCTAGACCAGGAACACCTAAACCAAATACCTTAACAACATCCTTGTTGAAAACTGCTTGCGAAGCATCATATATCCACCATACACCTAAAAATAAAATATTTACCACTATTTTAGCCAAAAATGTAAGCGGAGAACGTAAATATAAATGGTCTAATGCTAAAAATCCACCTAATACACTTAATCCGAGAAATACATCATATGATAAATAAGTTGCCCCTTCTCCACCCTCTTTTACATTAGTACTTGATTCATTTGCTACAGGTTTGGCATCTTTTCGCCAAAAATCAATTTGAGATACGCCAGAGCTCATTACTGTCTAATGTGACTTTTTTAGGTCATCTTTGACTCGATTTGTGGCAAAGATAACTTAATAAGATTTTTGATTTAGTCAAAATATAATTATTAAATTGTAAATAAGAGCCCTCCAAAACCATTAATTACACGGAATACATTATAATTATGTCCGTAAACGACAATATGCGCATTTCCTCGTTGTTGCCAAGAAGGAATCATTGGATTTGTTAAAACGGGATTCATTTGTATTTGCCATACAATACTATCAATACGACTGGCATTCATTGTTCCTGTGGGTTGCGCATCTTCTGGTTGAAGTGCGAAAGAGTAATTGTAAATAAAGGCATTAACCGGAGTGGTAGTGTGATGTTCATAGGGTTGCTCTAATCTGAAATATTGTGGTACTCTTGCCATAAAACGGTCATAACCATCCAATTGTAATTTAGCTGTTGCTATTAAATCCATTCTTGATGCGGGAGCATTTGAATTCATATATGGTGCGACCAGAGCGGGAACGGGCTCGCCAATTGCCAAGTTACTGTAATTAAACCATTCATTGCGATTTATCATTTCATCACGTTTGACCACAAACATAAATTCCTTAATCGGATGATTAAACTCTACAGAGATTGTTGCCGTATTTTGCTGGGCTGATAAGGCATATGGCGGAGTGTATTGAACTTGCTCAATGATGTACTCGTGTGATGTACTTACAAACATACGGCGTTCCTCCACATCCAAGTAGACATATTCACCCCACAACATCATATTCACAATCTGTGTCGTACAATCTACATTGATTTGGCAGGCGGGTTTCCAATCAGACTGGTCAACTGGATTTGGTGGAGGAGCCCAGAATAATTGCTGTAGAGGACGGAGTGTAAGATTAATACGAATTGGACTGTATTGGAGGGCAAGAAGGGGAATATAGAGACCAGGATTTCTACAAAAATAGAATTGAAGAGGAATAAGAAGACGCAAGCCTTCAGATTGTGCTCCTGGAATAAAATTGGGTGGAACATATTGTTCAAACCTACCAAGCATTTCATTTAGAGCATCTCTTTGACCAGCGGGTGTAGTAAGTTGAGTCCAGATTTCCATCCATTCACCTGTTTGGCGGTCAATTTCCTGCTCACCAACTTCAAATGTTATTTCCGCAATTAATGCGTGACCAATTGAGTTAGTATATGTTAATAAGTTACCTTCTGTGTCATAAATTCTTGGCAGGGTCACATCTAAATACACTCTGCCGAGTAAGTCACCTCTGCGTGGGATAAGACAAGTAACACGTTGACCAAAATTTGGTGTACCATCAAAGTACATGGGTTGAGATTCAGTCGCAAAGTTTGTATGACGACGATAAACCATTTTAAAAAAACTAGTTTGAGGGTTTCCTGTAAGGAAAAGGTCTTGCTTTCCCGTTGCTACAAGTTGTAATAAACCACCTCCTGCTGGCATCCTGTTGAATGTTCCGGATATTAAATATTTAATTTTGTTTCGCACCTAAAGTATAAGATTTTTTATCCCAAAATCCATTCTCACTCGTTTTATAGATGAGTTCTTCAGGTATTAATGCCATTAATAGTGGTCCTTTGAATATAAGGACTTATAATAACTCCTCGAATAATAATACATTTATTCTGGGTAATTATGATATTCCCGTTTCAAGTAACCTCATATTAATCACATCAACAAATGGTCAATTAGCCCCTTCAAATAATATTTATGTATCTTCCATTGCTATTTCTAGTCTTGTTGCTTCTACAATTGAGATTAAATATGCTAAAATTTCAACATTAATTGCAGTTAATGCAACTATATCAACTACTTATTTGTCAACTGTGTCATCAATTGGAGAGAATATTACATTTATCACACCTGTTACATTTGATAAGCTTGTTACCGCACCTTTAGTACATTTCTCCACTATTTCATCTATTGATGGGGAAGTTACATTTACAGCGCCTCTTATCGCACCCATTACGCACTTTTCAACTGTGTCTTCTATTGGAGATGGTATAACATTTACTGCACCACTTGTATTAACAGAATCTGGTGCTGAAAGTACAATTATGCCTGCTAATATCAGTATTTGGGGTAAACCTGCTGGAGACCCTATATATGAATCTTTTCCTAATTCTATAACATATACAATTAACTCAACTATAAATACAGTAAATTTCCAATTAATAGGTGCTGGTGGACATAGTACATTTTCAAATCCATTGATTTTGACTGAACAATATCCAGGTTATGGTGCATATATTGCAGGTACACTAAAGGTGAAACAGGGCGATTCTCTTGTATTTACTATTGGAGGCCTTTCTGACCAGAGTTCTGGTGGAACATCTCTTATTTATGTTAGTACAACTGGTAGTGGACACGTTTCAACATTGGTTTGTATTGCTGGTGCAGGGGGTGGTAATGGTTATTCACCTGATTATTTATCTACCAGTTCAGGTGGTGGACACGGTGGCGGCGGCTCTGGTACTATTAATATTGGCGGATTAACAGACTACATAGCTAAAGGTACTCTCGGTTACGATGGATTTAGTACTATAAATGGTATATTACAATCAGTTGTTGATGGTGGACAAGGAGGGCAAATAACTAGTGGTGGATTAGGAGGAACAGGTAATCCATCGTCTCCTTATCCTGGAACAGATGGTGATATTGGTGCAAATCATTCTGGTACATTTCTAAATGGTGGTATAGTTAGTGGTGGAGCTGGTGGACAAAGTAATGCTGCAAAAGGTGGTTGGGGTGGTTCTGGTTACACTGGCGGAGGTGGAGGTGGAGCTTTAAGTAGCATAAGTATAAGTACAAGTGCTGGTGGCGGTGGTGGTGCTACATATATTGCAACCTCAACCCTATCTGGATTTTTGGAAAATGTAGTCTGTTTAGGTGGCCAATTCTTACAAAATAATAATGCTGCGCCTATTGGAGGAAATTATGGATTGCCCAATAATCCTGGTTATGGTATAATTGAAGCATATACTCCAAATTGTACTCTTTATACAAATGGTGATATAGATTGCCGTGTTTTAAGATATCAACAACTTGATCCTCCAATTAATGCTATTGGTGGAGTTGCGGCTCTTTGGTCTTTATATCCTGCTATTGATATTGTTAATATGAATAATAATCCTATTAATGAGTGCGGTGGTTTAGAAATTTCTGAAAATGGTATGGATGTTACTGGTCCTACAATAATTAGTGGTGATACTTTTGTTTACAGTTCTATGAATTCTATGTCTCCTTCCACTTTTAGAATTGAATTAGGCTCGAGTGCTAATTTACTTGTATACAAAAGTACTGTATCTGGTTCTGATGCGACAGTTGTACAAAATACTGGTGGAGGTAGATTAGTATTGGGAACAGATTCACCTGCCATTTATATGAATGGATTATCTCAAGGCAACAATAATGTTGGTATTGGAACCACGACACCAGATGAAAAATTAGATGTTGAAGGTAGTATTAAAGTTGGTGGTCCTACTACTGGCAATATACGTATTACTAATACATCTAATGGTCAAAGTTACATTCAATTTGCTTCTACTAGTGTAAATCAAGGTATATTAAATTTTGCAAGATATGGTACAACGGATGCTACTATGACTATTAATACATTTACTGATAGGGTTGGAATAAATACAAATAATCCTTTATATGATTTAGATATTGTTGGTACAACTAGAATAAGTAGTTTATTAATTAGTTTAATTAGTACTTTGCATCCACAAATAACTATCAGTGCTGGAAATGTATCCACTGTTGGTAATGCTTCTGTAACTGGCAACTTTACTGTGAATAATACTATTTATAGTGATAAGATAAGTTCTAATATAATATCATCTGGAATTATCTCATTGGGATTATTAAATGTTGATACTATTTCTTCTGGAATTATTCGTTCTGGTCAAATTAGTTCTAATACAATATCATCTGCTATTGGTCTAATTAGTTCATTATATGTTAATACAATTTCTTCTGGATTAGTTCGTTCTAATCTAATAAGTTCTAATACAATATCATCTGGTATTATTACAGTTGGTAATTATTTATCAACAAATACAATTAATATGACAAATGGACAAATAAGTGCATTAGATGTAGTTAATACAAATAGATTAAGTTCTAATACAATTTCTTCTGGTATTGGGCTATTTGGTAATTATCTTTCAACTAATACTATTTATATGTCATCAGGTATTGGTCAAATTATAGGTGTTAGTACAATAAATGGATTAGTTTGGCCACCACAAGATGATGCTTTATGGTCTGGTTCTCTTACAGGAAATATTTATAATGATAATACTGGAAATGTTGGTATTGGAACAAATTCACCAGATGAAAAATTAGATGTTGAAGGTGCTGCTAGATTTGGTATTTTAGATGAAGGTTATTTGCGTATTGCTTTTTCAAATGGTACAACTTTTATTCAACCCACTTCTACTATTTCCTCTGGAATGGGAGGAATACTGCGTTTTACAACATATGGTAGAGATGATACTACTATGATAATTAATACTTTTAATGATAGAGTTGGAATTAAAACAACAAGTCCACAATATGAGTTAGATGTAAATGGTACAACTAGAACTAGTAGTTTAATAGTTAGTTCAATAACTACTTTACAACCACAAATAACCATAACTGCCGCCAATGTATCTACTGTTGGAAATTCAATAATTACTGGCGATTTAATTGTAAATGGTACTATTAGTCATCCTGATGTATCACCAGTAGGTGCTATAACTATGTATGCTGGTTCTAGTGATCCTGCAGGATGGCTATTATGTGATGGTAGAAGTTTAGCTACTACTGGTACATACAGTGAATTATTTAATGTTATTGCTTATACATATGGTGGGAGTGCTAGTAATTTTTTAATTCCTGATATGAGACAAAGATTTCCTGTTGGTGTTGGAGGAGGATACAATTTAAATACAAAAGGTGGTGTATCTTCAATTACTTTAACAACCGCTCAACTCCCATCTCACTCACATACAATTACTGATCCAGGGCACAGTCATACAGCTACACATGATTTATATTGGAATAATACTGCTCCTGGAAGTGAATCTGCTAATTGTTATGAAACAGATCAAATAGGAAATCCAAATGGATTTACTATAACAATTAGTTCCTCAAAAACAGGAATTACAGGTACAAATAATACAGGTAGTGGTAATCCAATTGATAATCGTCCACCATTTATTGGTATTAATTATATAATTAAATATTAAATAATAATTCATAATCTCGTTGTATTTTATACAAATTAATTATGATATAATTAGATAGAATGTCTTCGCGTGATTTTGGATTTACTACACTCCGAAACGTGACCGCATATCAACCCAATAATTTATATGTGCCACAAAACAGAGTTTTAGCAACAAGTACAAATGGGGCTGCTATATTTTCAGACAATATAACTATTAGTTCCCTTAATGCCTCCACTATTGATGTGGGAACAAAAACAGTACAATTTTTACAGGTATCAACTATATCCTCAACAACTATAGTTCATAGATTAAATATACAAGCTGGAGCAAATGATGGTGTGAGCGGCACTGGTTATATTTCAGAATTTATTCGTACATCAAGTTCTGGAACAAAAACAATTGAATACCAAGTAGCAAGCGATGGCGGTACATCTGGTCAATGGCAAGATGCTAGATATGTTTCTAATCCTGCTAATTCACCTGCTATCGCTCAAGTATGGGGTATTGTAACTAGTTCTAATATAAATCTTATTGGTTCAACCATTGGTGATATTCGCTTTTATCAATCAGTTTATGCCGATAAAAAATTAGAAGCATCCTCAATTAATACAAATGATATTACTGTATCAAATGAAATAAAAATATTAGATGGCACAAGTACATGTATTCTTGATGCAGAGGGATCCGATTTATATGTTAATGGACATAGAGTATTAACTGGCGGCACTATTAGTACAATTTCATCTCTATACTGGTCTTCAGTTGGTGCCACTGGCACTATTTACAATGATAATATTGGTATTGCTCCCTATTATTATCGAGTCGGTGTTGGAACAAATGGTACGCCTTTAAATGCTACTCTTGATGTTCTAAACACTGCTAACGCTAATCTAAATGTTTTTAATGTTTCTTCATTTGCCAATAATTTTTATATCGAAAATGTTAGTTCTGCGACTAGTAAGGATATGATTGCGATTTTAACAAATAATCAAGATAATGGTGTAGGTCCATCATTTAAGTTTAAGAAATCTATTAATTTTAACTCTACAGTCTCTGGTACTGAACTTGGCTATCTGGATTTTCAGGGAACAACTACATCTGGGACTTATGGTAGAGGCGCATATATATTAGGATTACAAAATGGCGAAGCAAGTGCTACATATGTACCAACTGATTTACAATTTATAACGTGTACTTCAACTTCTGGAGCGACACGTATGACTATTACAAATGACGGTAAGGTTGGTATTGGAACCACTACTCCTATTGCTCCTTTAACTGTTAATGGTACAATTATATGTGGCTCTACTAATGATGGTGTATTAAAATTAGGAAATCAAACTGGTAATTTTTATATTGAATCTGCTCTATCAACAATTTCTGGTTCTGGAAATAAATTATTTTTTTCAAATTGGGATAATCATACAACTACAATGGTTATAAATACTTCTACACAACAAGTTGGTATTGGTACACCTAATCCACAATATGCTCTTGATATTGTTGGCTCTACAAATATAACTGGGATTTTGTATTCTAATTTAATTAGTTCAAATCTGATTTCTTCTGGAACTGGTCTATTTGGAACATTAAATGTTGATACAATTTCTTCTGGAATAACCCGTTCTAATTTAATTAGTTCAAATCTGATTTCTTCTGGAACTGGTCTATTTGGAACATTAAATGTAGATACAATTTCTTCTGGAATAATCCGTTCTAATCTAATTAGTTCAAATACGATTTCTTCTGGAATTATAACAGTTGGTGATTATTTATCAACAAATGTAATACATATGTCAACAGGTCAAATTATAGGAGTTAGTACAATAAATGGTGAAGTGTGGCCACCTTTAGATGATGCTTTATGGTCTAAAAGTGGTAATAATATTTATAATGATAATAGTGGTAATGTTGGTATTGGAACTAGTGCGCCATCTGAAAAATTAACTGTTGAAGGTGGTGTTAAATTTGGTTCTACATCAGCTGGTTATATGCGTTTTGCTTTTGTAAATGAAACATCTTTTATTCAACCTGCTCTTACTGCTACAGATGGATCAGGAGGTAAATTACATTTTTCACAATGGGCTTCTACTGATACTACTATGGCTATTGATACAGGAGTACATAGGGTTGGTATAAATACAACAACGCCACAATATGCTCTTGAGGTGGCTGGTACAACTCATATCTCAACATTTCTATCAACGAATACAATTAATATGACAAATGGAGTTATTAATGGTGTGAGTACAATACAAGTTGGAACAGAAACTATATCTAATCAAATTGTTAGTGTAAAACTATCAAATGCTATTAATTGTAATCGTTTTGAATATAATGGATTTGACCTTGTAGGAGTAAGTGATATACCAATAATAAAATTAGTTGATGATTCAGGTGTTGATAAAGGAGATATTTTAGAAATGACTACAGATGGTGGTACTGGTATGAATATTACAATTTTATCTGCTGCATCAGATAATTTAGCAAAAGCAAATACTGGATCTATCCAATTTTCAGATGATGGAACTGTTGGTATTGGAGGTATCCCTCTTCCTGCTACGGATAATATTAAACTAAAAGTTTATGGTAATATACAGGCAGATAATGTTGTATTTCCATCAGATATACGTTTTAAATCTAATATTTCTACACTTATAAATTCTCTTTCAACAGTTAAAAATATGAGAGGTGTTTCATATACTTTAAATAAAAATTCAATAAAACAAATTGGTGTAATTGCTCAAGAAGTTGAAAAATGCCTCCCTGAAGTTGTAATGACTGATTCATCTCCTGAACAATTTAAATCTGTATTATATGGAAATATTGTTAGCGTACTCATTGAAGCAATTAAAGAATTATCAAATGAAATTGATATTATAAAAACTAAACTAAATATTTAAGCAGGCTGAATTGGAATCTTCCAATAACTTCCATTTAAACAAATTAATATTGATGAATTGAGCGGTAGTGTAACACCAGTTGAAATAGTCGATGGAATCATACAGAGCGATGAAAATATTAATTCACCTGTTCTAATTGATGATGTTACTATAGACGATGCTGATATTGTAGAATTAACTGTTATATTATTAACATTAATTGTACTAACTTGCAATGTATTACCGCTCATTGATATAAAACTAATAGGCCCTGTTGCATTTATTGTTGAAGCATTTATTGTTGAAGCATTTATTGTCGAATTAATATTAAGTGTATTTGCTGTAATAGTACTTCCTGACATTGTTATAAAACTAATAGGACCTGATGCACTAATAGTCGAAGCATTTATTGTTGAATTAACTGTTAAAAAATTAACTGATTCATTATTTACAACAAGTGAACTAACCCCTAATGAACTAATTGAACCAGTTGTTGTAAATAAATTAGTTGTATTTGTTGTTGAAGCATTTATTGTCGAATTAACCGTTAAAAAATTAACTGATTCAGATATAACCGATAAGGAACTAACCCCTAATGAACTAATTGAACCAGTTGTTGTAAATAAATTTATCGTATTTGTTGTTGAAGCATTTATTGTCGAATTAACCGTTAAAAAATTAACTGATTCATCATTTGCAACAAGTGAACTCACTCTCAATGAACTAATTGAACCAGTGGTTGTAAATAAATTAGTTGTATTTGTCGTCGATGCATTTATTGTCGAATTAACCGTTAGAAAATCAAATATACCTGTTCCACCAGTTATAGAACTAATTGAAATAGAACTTGCCAAAAATGAATCAACTGCGAGAGAACTAATAAATCCTGTTGTCGCGTACAAACTATTTGTAATTAAATTATCAATATTTGTTTCACCTGTTATAATTGTACTTGTAGTATCAATATGTAATGTATTTGTTAAAATTCTTATTTCATCACTTGTAGGAATATTTGTAATAGTTGATATAGATAGTGTATATGTTGTTAAATCGACAACAGATGATAAATTCTCAATAATTGATGAAATAATCGCATTGATTTCATTTACAATATTATTAAATTGGGTCTGTTTAACAATATTTGTTGGCGGAGAATATGGCGATACCAAAAATGGGTTATTATTATTTGAAATAAATAAGTTTGAATTTGATACTTGTAAGTTATTTCGCTCTTGAAATATTCGCGTATCTGACCTTTCTGGCAAGTTTTGACCCTGAATTCCATACATTCCGTTATCCCTATTATCAGACTATTTCTTTATATAGTCCTTTGATTACGGATATAAAGAAAAATTATACCACAATTAGTAAGAAATGAATGTAAACGGGTCTCATTATTATATGCCCTATGATTCTGACTTAGACTCTGAAACAGAGTCACATTCGGGTACAGATACGGATAGCGATTATGATAGCGATGATTTACCTGAATCTGAAGACCCTCGTATTAGACGTGAAGAAGACCCTCGATATGCCATAATTCGCGCTGCTGGCCCCAATTTTAATACATCTGAACAGCAACTCAAATATATGGAACATGCGCCTGGTGCAGCATATGACCCAAGTACGAATATAACCAGTTTAAGTTCCTTAACATATTTAAATCCACCTAAAACAACACAAACTAGCCTTTTTAGTGTTAAAGCAATTAACAGAGACCCCAGTGTGTGGACAAGTCCTTTTAATTTTACACTTAAAACACCCAGAGTCTATAAAAATGTAACTAAATTACAATTAGTTCAAATATCTTTTCCCAATAATACACAAGCCTTGGCTACACCCGCTAATTTTGTAGAAGCCTTTATAACTGCATTAATTTCAGAAAATATACCTCCTGAATGTATTAGTACGTGTATTAATACTATTAACTGTGGTCCAAGTGCGACTTCTATTGGTATTGCGGAACAAGGACGATACAATGCTAAAGGGGAACAAATGTACACCGTTATTGGAGTTCCTAATGGTATATATGATGGTAAAAAGTTAGCAGCCGAATTAACACGACAGGCAAATAATACACCTCCTCTTAATATTATATCCTTTGGAGAATTTAAAGAAATCTTTCAAGCAACACGTGATGCTACAATACTATTTAATGAACCTGGTGACCATTTTTTCTCTGGATTAAAACCGTCTGGGTTTGGACGCCATACTAAAAATGATATTATGAATTTGTACTTTTCACAAGAACATATTGATTCATTTCCTGTTATAACAGATAAAATTGCATATAATGCGTATTATTTACCTATTCTAAAAGAATTACTTGCCACTAAAAAGGCCAAGCCATTTTTAAATACAAATGGAGCATTATTTGAATATATTGAATATGTTATAAATGGACAACATTTAGGTCTAGATAGTGATGTGTATTATAATTTATGTCAGGCAAATCAGGGTGTGCTTGATAATTACCGAAAACATTTAACATTTGAATTGAGACATCTTAATAAATATATTTGGTCCTATAATGAAGATAATAGGCGTTTTAGCATCATACACGACTCTTTACATACTTCCTTACAAAATGACATTAATAGTAAATATAATTTTTATTTTAATAATCAATTGACTACTAATGGATTTACAATAAACTCATTTAATTCTCTTAAAACAGATTATTCTAAACAGAATGCGGTTTTCAAACATTTGGAGTCATATCTTAGTACACAAATGGGTATTTATATGTTGGGTTCAGGTTATAAATATTATGGAGGAGATAATCATTCAACTTCAAGTGGAACATATGATTATAATACATTACATAGTGATACTGAATTTACAAATATGTTTAATTTTTCAGGCACATTTGGTAATATAGGCCAACAATATAATAATTATAGTGGAGTTAATTTTACATTTACAAACTTCCTAGACTACCATAACACTATTTCAAGTTATTATAATACTACAAGTAATCAAAATAGTACTATTTCTTCTATTATGGGAACTATAAATGATAGACATCACCAATATATTTCAACTAAATATACTAATGTTATACCCCAACATATTATTCAAAATAAATCATATACGCGTTCTAAAGGTCTTGGCGTAGCATTTGTAGGTAATAAATATGTTTATACTCCTGGTGAAAGTGTTAATAATGGATTATTAACCGCACAGAGCCTATTACTAAATCCTCCTGGATTTGCTCCAAGTGTATCTGCCACTCCAAGCGAATGTCAAACTCTATGCTGTTCGGCTATTGAAAAAATTGTTCTTGGTTGGTATTCCTGTTTACCAGTAAATTCAATTATTAATACATTACCATATCGTCTTGGTTTAAATAGTTTTAATTTTAATAATTTTAGTCTATATAGTTCAATTACAGGTCTTACATCAACTACAAACTTTAACTTATTATTGCAGTTAAATCCATCACAATCATTTAATAATATGGATATTGCTATGAATGAAAATTATACAGTATCAAATGAAACAACTGGACAGGTTAAATTGATAGCGGCTAAAATATTACTTGCTGGTGTTGGTGCAGGAGAAGTAACTGAAACTGCTATTCAGAATCCAATTTTATTTGATACACCACTTGGAAAACTTGATAAATTAGAATTTAAAATTTATGCGGATGATGCTAACCTAACACCTATGTGGCTGTATTTTCCTTTTGATATAGGTATTAATGAATGGGATGCTACTTTTCAAATTGATGAAGAAGTAAGTTTTGCCAATAGAAATTCTGGTTGGGGTACAAATCCAACTGTTCCTATTCCAAATAATCCTGATGCTCTACAATATTTAGCTTTAACTGGGCCAAATAATCCAAATAATAAATAATTCGAATATTAAATATTTTTATTAAGTAATGAGTCAGCTCGAAACACCTTCTGAATCTGTTAGTGGATTTCCATTTGCCACTGTTGAAGGCAATCTTTTTACACCAGTATGTCTTCGTACACATTGGGACCCTACCGAGATGTTACGACACATTATCCCCCAACAGAAAGTTGGTCTTCCTGAAGATTTCCGCCCTTGGGTTAAAGTCTGTAAAAACTACGTAACAAGTGGTCCAACTATTCCCGCTCCTATGCCTCCCACTAATATGGTTTTTCCAACTGGAGGAGAATTTTATCCGCCCGGTCGCTATTCAGCTAACATTGATGTTGAATCCAAACTACGCACCCTTGATTACCCCCTTGATAAATGGTGCCCTACCACTAAATATGTTCCCCGTCAAAGCTCTAATATGTACGTACCAGGCTCAACTGTACCTGATAGAAAACCCGTTTCTGACGCATTTGTTTCCGAACTATCTATGCCTCAAGCGCTTTTAAGAACTGACATTTACACCTGCCGTTCTGAAAATGATACTAAATATTTTGATAGGTCGCCTCGTCTTTTTAACAATCCCACCAAACAAGACCGTTATGGTGCTGGTAAATTTTATTCTCTACCTGGTGGCGAAGGGCGCGGTGAACCTATGCCTCACGGTGGCGTAAATGAAGTGCCTTTGACCAAACAGGCAATGAAATCTGCTTGGCCTATTCCACAACCTGGTGGCGCTTTACCTACATACAAAGATGGCGGAGCAACTTCTAGACCCATTTCTGGTTATGGAAGCACTCGTCCTCAAGGTACTCAAGCCACCAGTCAAGTACATCTTGGTATTAAGCCTCCTGGTAAAGGCCATACTTCCTTTGTAGGTACAACCACAGCTGGCTTAGCTGCTCCCGTATGGTAGATGTTATTTCATATTGAATTATAGTCCCAGTCGCAATATTTACAAATCCTATTGCCTCCAATACTCTGTCATAAATTTCCTCATAAGCATACTGTTTTAGTAAAAGTAGTATCTTATCCTCCATTGTTGGTACATATGCTGGGTCAAAAAAGAAATAATACGCACATTTTTCCGTTAAAATATCAAATTGAACGGGCTTAATTCCTTCCGCCTCAAACATAAAATTATATGACGGATTTTCCTGTCCCACAATCCATAACGGAATCGCCCTCTCCACAGCTTTTACTATATTCTGCTGCTCTTCTTCAAACAAGTGTGGCAATATTGTTTTATGCTGATATAGGGGAATATTTCTCCCTTCAATAACTGATTTAATGGCGGCGATGCGCCAAATATCTCCTAAAATGGTATGTGTTTTAAGGTCTTTATTAATAACATTATGCCAACTTGCCAATACTTCTGGTCTTAATTCTGTTGGCACTGAATTTCTAACAAGCCCAAAACGAAATTCATTTAAATCAAATCCGTGATGCCTTAACGGTCTTAATTGTCCGCGAATCTTTGCTAAAATCATTAGAGCGTGTGACATTTCCTGCACAGTCCATTCTAAATGTCTCATTTTGCTTTTAACATAATTATCAAGTTGATGATATTCAACTGCAGGCATTTGATAACTATGCTTTAAAAATTTATGCGCTAAATGCTCCATCTCTGCCTCATACATTTCCCAAAATTCAATATCTTCGCGATATATTCTTAATGTAAGCAATGATTCGCTCACTTCAGGTGTTAAAAGGTCTTTATCTAATTTATTTTGATATATGGCACATTCTCTTAAAGCAATCCAGCGCAACATTTCAAACCACGTTTCTCTCACATCATATTGTCTTACCCATTGTGGCATATTGAACATTTGGGCAAATTGATAAATGGATTCAGTCTTAATATTTTTAATTGCTGGAACGTGATTATCATCTCTTAATGTATTCCAATCTGCTCCATCAAATCCACGAAGCATATCCTCCAAACTCATTGTTGTAGCCGCAGCTTCATTTGTACTTAATTTGAAAGACGAAATATTATGAAACTTTAAAAATGGTCGCGGGATTTCTCGTACAAATCGCGATAATGATCGTTCGTGTCGCGAATATGTCATATATAGACCCTTTTTAGCTCTTGTTATGGCTACATAGAATAGACGACGCTCTGATACAATTTCTTCATCACTTTTTCGAGATGGAAACATATCATCGTGTAAATTCATAAAGAAAACAATATCCCATTCGAGTCCCTTTGATGCGTGAATTGTTGTAAGTGTTATATGTTTATTATGTTGTTTTGAGCGTTCAGGGTCATAATTTGTACAAAGTGAGTATGGAATCCTTTTAAGATGTAGGCGTTCTTCTATTTTAAATAAATCGTGATTATATCTTGAAATAACTGCGAATGTTAAATTTGGTTTACCTGTACCAGTGAAATTTTTAATAAAGCGTTCAAGAGAATTAACAATCCAATCATATTCATCTGATGCGCGGAAAAAGAAATGAACTTCTGGTTTTCTTCCACCCTTTGTATTCGCAATCATTTTTTCCTTAAATGGTAGAGTTGGAATAAAACGCATAACCGAATTTGCTATTGTAACTATTGCCTCTGTTGAACGATAATTCATACACAATTGATAATCTTTGTATGAGCCGTTTTTATGTGGAATAGAATTATGAAAATTCAGAATGAAATCAACCGATGACCCCCGCCAAGTATAAATATTTTGAGCATCATCGCCCACAATAGTCATTGTCGCCCATTGATGATAGAATCCTTTAAGAAGTTGCCATTGAATCTCATTAATATCTTGAAATTCATCCACAATAATTGTTCTAAAGCGTTGAACCCATTTCTTGGCACGGTCTGTTTGAAGCCATTTTACTAGACGATATGGAAGTTCATCAATAAAAGGTTGGTCTGCCATTAGTTGTGGAGCCATATCTCTTAAAATTTGGGCTGACAAGGCGTGAAAGGTTCCAGCATACATATTAACTGGTCCAATTAATTGACGAACTCTATGAATCATTTCTTGTGCCGCTGCGCGGCTAAATGTTACAAGCAGAATTTTAGATGGCTCGATATCATAATATTCTACTAAATATGCAATGCGCGCAGTAATAGTTGTTGTTTTTCCTGATCCAGCAGATGCCAAAATTCGTTGGTTTTCTGATAAAGGGCTAGTTACAACGGTATATTGTTCTTCATTTAATGTAACAGAGCCATTTGAAAATTCCAATATATGTGCCATAATATACGCGATTAATTTAAGGCAATAGAAGACTTTTTAATATTAGAATGGATTTAGATAAAATCAAATCCGCGGTGCTTACTGAATTAACTGATACTAATGGTTTAAATTCCTTAAAACTTCAAAATCATATCTACGGGTGTTTTATTCTGATGGAAGATATCGCCCAAGGCGTATTGGATTTTTCAGGCAGTATAGTATCAACATCTAAATTTTCATTTGATTTAGATAAACAATTTGCCGATATTGGTATTCGTTATGGTTTTATAATGGATACTAAACTTGCTTTGAATGAATATAATGGATGCTATAAAGAGGTCTGGTTACAATATTTTAGAGATATTGATATACATCGTGATATTGATGAAGTTGATAAAATAGAAGATTGCTTACTTGAAGTTTTACAAAAAAGTGTGAAGCCCGAAGATGGATTCTTTTTTAATGCTCTTGATACGGGTAGCCTATCACAAGATTGGATTGAAAAAGCGTTGGGACTTATAAATTGTTCTGGTGATAATGTAAATAGTGTTATAAGCCACGCTGTTTGTGAAAAGCCATTGTGTCCACCAAAGAAGAAACATTTGGCACATACGAGGCGCTCCCATCCGAAAATTGTTACAGCTGTTAAGAAATCACTGGCAAAAACGCGACGCCACTAGATGGGGACTTAAAGAAAGCAGGTGTGAGGGATTTAAAGATATTAAATATACAAGAATGTATTTATTATAAGTGCGATACAATCTTGTATTTTTGTTTTTTGTATCAATTAGGTTTTAGTCTCAATGTTAGAAATAATTTTAATCATTGGAATTTTATTTCTTATTTTGACTTTTTTTTATAAACAGGCGGTTTGTGAATTTCGTATAAATCAGATTGAATGGTCGCAGCGTGATACAGTTTCAACCCTTCTAAATGAAAAAGTCCCCCTTGTTATTCGCTCCATTCCGTCAGCCACTTTCTGGACACACGAAGATGCCCTTAATCGCCCCTGCTTCAAAGACATTCCGATATTCCAAGAAACATCTTTAACTGATTGGATTGAGGCCTCAACTCCTGATAGTCTTTGTCCTTGGAAATATACACAGGCTGAAACAATTGCTGGTATATCTGGTATCAATATTTGGGCAAATAAATGGTTAAATCCTCATATTATTAATCCTCTTCTCAAGTTCTGGATGTTCCCCAAATATCACTGCTGGGCTGGAAATGTTGGTTTGAGAAAAACATATGCTACTTGGACTTGTCTCTTTCCTGTTGATGGTGAAATCATTCTCACCATAATGCCTGAAAATAATGAATCATCTTTACCCGCTAATTGGCTTGGCACATATCCAGCAAATCTAACTACAAAGGATACACCGTTCGTTGGCGACTTGAAATTTATTGATATTATTTTAAGACCTGGTAAATGTATTTTTATGCCTGCGCACTGGTTTATTAGTTGGACTACTACACCTGAAGCTACTAAAGCACCAATGGTTTGTACTGTTTCGTATCATACACCCGTTTCACTTTTAGCATTTAATTCAACGCCTTATAAATAATGTGCGAGGAGTTTAAATAACGGGTGTATTATATTATATAACATACAATGTCTGATAAAATGTCTGTGGAGGAGGAAAATGATAGTGATATTGATAATGAGATTCAGGAAATATTTGAAAGGTGTCGCAGTTTAGAGAATCATTTTCATACATCAAAACAGACTATTCAGAAACTCAATTTGTTAGTTGAAAATCATAAAAATATTATGGTAGAATATGATGGTACTACGCAGGATTTAGATATTGTAATCGAAAGGTTACATTTGGATGCTTTAGAAAATATTAAGAGTAATGGAGTTAGCAATTTTGGTGAAAAGTTATTGGCGGCTCTTGAAACTGCCATTTTTCTTAATAATAAAAATTGAACCGATTTTGGGATTTAAAGAAAAGATGTACAAAAATGAGCTCTTCAATGAAAACTACATATTATGCGGTGGCCAAAGGTCACAATCCAGGAATTTATTTAAATTGGTCTATAGCACAAGAAAATATTAAAGGCTTTTCTGGAGCAGTCTATGAAGGCTTTAAAACTATGGCAGAAGCCCAAGAATATCTTGATAAATATAATCTTAAAAATCCACCTTTGCCTGCGGATAAATCAAAACTTGAAACACTTACTGGTGAGCAATTAGCAGTGTTTGAACACTTATTGGAAGGAGAGAATATCTTTCTTACAGGCGGCGGTGGTGTAGGTAAGAGTTATTTACTTTCTGCGATTTATACTGACTTTCCTGGTCTTAAGAAGCGGATGGTTGCTGCTAAAAATCCAAATACAGTTGCTAAATTACCACGAATTCAGATGTGTGCCTTGACTGGTTGTGCTGCACTTCTTCTCGGCCATAAAGCAAAAACACTACACTCTTGGGCTGGAATCGGTCTAGGAAAAGGTTCTGTTTCAGAATTATATGTTAAAATTCGTAAAAATCAAAAATCTATGCGTAATTGGCTATGTACAGATTTATTGATTATTGATGAAATCTCAATGATGACTGCTGAACTTCTTGATAAACTCAATGAAATTGGAAAAAAAGTTCGTAGTAATAGAAGACCATTTGGTGGAATTCAAGTACTTCTTGTAGGTGACTTTTACCAACTTCCTCCTGTTAATAAGAGTGATGAAGAAACACGATTCGCATTTGAATCGGATGCCTGGAAGGAGGCTATAACAACTTCTATTGAGCTTACACAAATCCAGCGTCAAAAGGATGAAGTATTTCAACGGGTACTTAAAGAGGCACGCATTGGCGCATTGGGTAAGGAATCATGTGAAATTCTTGGGTCATGTCAAGGACGCGAATGGAGAGAAAATAAGATTCGCCCTACACTTCTCTTTCCTCGTCGTGTTGAAGTTGATATGATTAATGACTCTAATTTACGGGCTCTAACTGGTCGCCGTTATTCATACAAAGCCCGTCTTGTTTATGATGGAAAAATTCCAGATGGATTTTCAGAAACAGATGAAGGATTTCTAAAAGCCCTACAAATGTTTGATTCTGATGCGGCGTATTCAAAAGAACTTGAACTTATGTTAGATGCTCAAGTAATGCTTGTAGCAAATGTTGATCCTGATAATGGTCTTGTTAATGGTTCTCGTGGTGTTATTGTTGGATTTAGTCCATCTACTGAACTTCCTATTGTAGAATTTGTTAATGGTATTAAAAAACCTATTGGAACACATTGTTGGCCGATTGAAGATTATGAATTTATCTCTCGTTCACAAATACCGTTGCGTTTAGCGTGGTCGCAAACGATTCATAAAGGTCAAGGGGCTACATTAGATTCTGCTCTTGTTGATATTGGCTCTGGAATATTTGAGTATGGACAAGCCTATGTGGCTCTTTCACGTGTTCGTAGTTTAGAAGCCTTGTATGTGTATGATTTTGACCCACTTGCGTTTAAGGCGCATCCTAAAGTGAAGCAATTCTACAAACATCTTGTTGTCAAAACTATCGACAAAGGCGAAATGGGGCTACTTAAAGCACTTGAGGGGGATTTAAAGGCGGATGCGACTACAGGGGACTTAAAGCCCGTGATAGCAGAAGCATCTGTTCCAATTCAAGGTGTCACCGTTTTCAAAGAAAATGTTGAGGCAACACAAAGTGTTGCTGTTACTGTTATTAAAGAAGAAGCAGTTGTATCAGAAACAGGAGTTGTACAAGAAGCACTATTTGCACCTATAGAAGAAACTGCAAAAATAGAACAAACTAATTGGCTTTGGGATTCAGTGCCAGTAGGATGGAAAGATAGTTTAGAATTTCATAAAGATAAACTTCTTGAGTTATCAAATACTCTTGGTACTAAAGAATTTCTACCTAGTAGGGAAAATATCTGGAGAGCATTGGAGTTAACTCCTCTTGAATCAATTAAAGTTGTTATACTTGGACAGGATCCTTATCCAAATAAAAATCATCCTCACGGTCTGGCATTTAGCGTTTTACCTGATGTAAGGCCCATTCCAGCATCACTTAAAAATATTTATAAAGAACTTGTAACTGATATTGGCTTAACCGAAGGCTCGCCACAAAGTGGCTTTACTTTACCTAATCACGGAAATTTAGAAGAATGGGCTTCTCGTGGTGTTTTACTTCTAAATACAGTTCTCACAGTTGAAGCTGGTGCTCCCCAATCGCATTCAAAGATTGGTTGGGAAGAAGTTACTGACCAAATTATTCGTTCAATTGCCGCTCGTTTAGAAAATGTTATATTTGTATTGTGGGGTAAATCAGCACAAGTTAAGAAAAAGCTACTCGGTCTTTATTTAGAAAAAAATAAACATCGTGTATTTGAATCGGCTCATCCTTCACCATTGTCAGCTACAAAAGGATTCTTTGGAACAAAACCATTTAGTACAATTAATAAATGGCTTGAAGAAATGGGAAAAGAGCATATTAATTGGCAGATTAATTAATTATTAAGTCTTCAAATTATGATACATATGATACAAATATTCAATTCCTGTTATTATTTTTGTTTCGTTCATATCATAATTTAAAAATGATATTTCTTCACATGGTGCTTTTGGGATAAAAAATGTCGTATCATTAATACGATATCCATTAACTGTAATTAGTTTTTTCTTTGTATCTAAATTAAATCTATTTTTGATAACGGATACAAAGTCAATATTTTTAGTCTTTACAGTAATTTGTAGTGCGGCTAAATCTATCATTTCAATATCCTCAAAAATAACATCTAATCTCTCGTCCAAAGTAAGAGAATAAAACATATTAAGTTTTACCGCTGGGGTGTACATTTCTTTATATAGTGTGGTCATTAATCTTTATGCTTCCTTTTTAATGTTTTTAGAAATTTTCCATAAATCTTTTGAGCCTCTTTCATACCCTTTGTTTGGTGTTTATGGTATTTTGCCCTATAATATAATGTATGTGCTGCTTGAAATTGATATTGTCGCGGCTGCTTTTTTAGAAGTTTTATCGACCTTCGGGCTCTATTCGCTGTTCCATATCCCAGACGTAGGCGCGGCTTTTTGTTAGGCGGATTATTATTAAATACTGCCATTCTATATTTGGTTGATTTTAAAATTTATAATTTTGGATTTAAGGATGGGACTATATTTTACATTACAAAATAATAAAATTGATGTGCGTAAATGCGTAATAATATGATGTAAAATGGACGAATCTCTTTTCTCCGGTTTTAGAATAGTTGCTGAAATGGAGTCGCCCAAATCCAAGGCCCGCTCTGCGTTTAATTCACCCGTAATTCGTGCTAAAGCCTCTAAACTTGATGATATTGAGCTATTAGATAACTCTCAAGACAATTTTATAGAACCCATTCTCCAAGCAAATCCCACCCGTTTCACTTTGTTTCCAATCCAGAAACCTAAACTCTATCAAAAATACAAAAACCATGTCGCAGTTTTTTGGACAGTCGAGGAACTCACATTGGAACGTGATAAAAAAGACTGGGTTAAACTCAATCCAAATGAACAAATGTTTATTAAAAATGTACTCGGTTTCTTTGCTGGTTCTGATGGAATTATTCAAGAAAACTTGGCTGCTCGTTTTATGAATGAAATCCAACTCGCTGAAGCTCGCCAATTCTATTCCGTTCAACTTATGATGGAGGCAATACATGCGGAAACGTATTCTCTACTCATTGATACCTATGTTGATGATAAAGAAGAAAAGGCAAAACTCTTTAAAGCAATTGAAACCATTCCTTGTGTTAAACAAAAGGCAGAATGGGCTCAAAAATGGATTGAATCCCGCGATGAAGATTTTGCCACTAGACTGGTTGCTTTTGCCATTGTTGAAGGCATTTTCTTCAGTGGCTCATTCTGTGCCATCTATTGGCTTAAAGAACGCGGTTTAATGCCTGGCTTAACAACTTCAAATGAATTTATTGCCCGTGATGAAGGCCTTCATACAGATTTTGCTTGTGCGCTTTATGAAGAAATTGAACGTAAATTACCCAAAGCCAAAGTACATAAAATCATCCGTGAAGCGGTTAAGATTGAAAAACAATTTATTACCGAGTCTCTTCCTTGCCACCTCGTTGGTATGAATGATAAACTTATGGCGGACTACATTGAATTTGTTGCCGACCGTTTATCAACTCAACTTGGATATGGTAAAATATATAATACTATGAATCCATTTGATTTTATGGAGCGTATTGCGTTGGAGGGCAAGGACAACTTCTTTGAAAAACGAGTAACATCGTATGCCAAAGCGGGTGTTGGTAAAACAACTCAAGAAATGTCCTTCTCACTTGATGCTGACTTTTAAAGAGTTTGTATAATTCCGGTTTAGAGGGTTTTATAATCTACTCTATTATTAGAAATGGCTGCAAATTTAAAAGAGCTATCTAGGGAAATAAGTGGTATACTATTGGGTATGTATATATCTAATAATGGTATGGTTAATGTTAATGATAATTTGGAAACAATTGGACTTATGCGTAATGGTAAACGTAATGAACCCAGTCAGGCACTTTTAGATGATATCATTGATATTATAACTGTGTACGAAGTCCTTGAAAATAATGAAGAACCACCACCATTTACTGAAGAAATGAAAGCAACATTAAGAAATAGGTTAGTAGAACTACAAGGTATAGTAAATAGAACATCAGTTACTGGTAATGTGGAAAAACAGACTAAACAAAGTATTCTAAACAAATTAGGTAGAATAATAGAAGATATAAATAATATACCTGCAGCCGCAGAAGGTGGTAAAAGAAAATATAAAAAATCTCGTAAATCTCGTAAAACTTTGAAAAAAAGAAAGACCCATAAAAAATATAAAGCTCGTAAATAATTTTCCAAAAATCATATTAGGAAAACAATGAGTTATTTGTTAAAATTCATCTACGGTGTTGTAATTCTTGCCGTCATATACTTTTTTGTTAGAATGTTATACTCCGTTTATTATACTCCTGGTTCAACAGTATTGTACAATTCACCTGTCGCCCAACAATTATTTCCAAATGCTATGAACAAAATGTTTCCTACTTGGGGTTATAATTCACAGGGAATGCTAAAGGGTGATACAACTAAATATGGTCAAGGTGAATTCTGGCCAGAAAGCGGTCAAGGCTACAAACCCAATAAATATGGCTCACCTGGTGCTTCACCTTCTGGAGGAATGCGTCCGAGCTTTCCCATTCCCAATGAAGTGGACGTAGGATTTTGGGGCAATGTTAATGAACCCAGACAGAGCGTCCAATTAGACATTTATGATAATTCTACTCAACACGTTGAATATGAAACACCTGTAGGATGGTGGAATGATTAAGAATGATTAAGAATTATCTTTCAATTCTATATTGTAATGGAAATCGCTTTATTTCTAATTTATGAAATTTAATATTTGCTAAAGTTAAACTTTCTGGATGTGGAATACTGAGATTTTGTTCTAATAAATTAACTGGATTTATAGAATTATATTTTTTCATTACCTCAAAATTTCCATATGCCACTTGATCATTTATAGCATTATCTATAAAATCATAACCTAATGGAATATATATTGTATTATCTAAAATTTCATCGAAAATAAAATAATTATCTATAATCAGATCAATTCTCAATGAAACTATAACATCATAGTGAATATTATTCTTATTTATATGATCTTCTAATAATGAAAATACTCTATTTTTATTCTTAAAATGACAAGTCATATTATGAGTATTTACTTCAGGACGTCTGTTAGGATATATATTTAAATCATAATCATATGTAATTGTATCATTAATATATGCAACCGGATTGTACAAATTAATAAAATCATTTAATTGAGAAATTGGGGAATTATCTGAAGAAAGAAAAAAATCAAGTTTATTATTTTTTCCAAGCATTTCTGTTATGTTATTATAGTGTTCTACACATTTATTTAATCTACCATATATAAGAATTGCAATATTCATTTATTATATTAAATAATAATATAATCTTTAAATACTATATAAAGATGAATCTATCTGATATATTTTTTGCTATCCTCTACGGGGGTGCGTTAATTATAGTTATGTACTTTTTAATTGGATTATTTTACAAACCTGGTCCATCAACTGTTATAGTTTACAATGAAGATGAAACACCTGTTTACCAAGAGCCTGTCTGGCCTTGGTGGGGCGGATATAATTATTGGCCAACTTGGCTGCCTTGGGGCTATGGAGGTGGCTATTATGGAGGTGGTTATTATGGAAGACGATGGGGGCCTGGCAGAAGATGGGATGGAGGACATCGTTGGCATGGAGGCTCAACTAGACCCTTTGCTGGAGCTGGTAGGGGAGCAAATGTAGGCGCGCCCCGTTCTGGTGGCGGTGGTGGAGGCGGTCGCGGTGGAGCAGGAGGTGGTGGTAGAAGATAAAATCTCCTTAATAATTAGAATGGAAGGCGCTGTGTTTATTCTTTACCTTATCGCTATAGCAGTTATTGGAGTATTAGTATATTTAGCAATTAAAAAACCTGAATCAATTACAGTTGTTAATAAAATACCTCAGCCATCAGTTGAAACACATCATTGGGGATACGCCTGGCGTCCCTGGTGGCGTAGATTTAATGGACTACCTGGCGTTGGTAAAGCACCTGAAAACCCAAAAATACCAGTTCCACCTAAACCAATTATAATTCCTACAAAGCCAATCATATATTAATCTAAAATGACAGAATAAGTGTTAAGAATAAAAAGGCAACAATAAAGAATAGTTGTAGCCAATTAGGTACATATGTTGCCATTACTTGTGTAAGAGACAACCATACTATTCCATATAATGAGTCTCCAATTGGGGCACCCACTCCAACATCCGCTCCATACCGTTTGAAAAAATCAAGATATTTGGGTGTTAATCTATCAGGTAATCCCTTCACTAAAGCATAAAAACTTAAATCACCTATCCATTGAATACCCAAAAAAGTAAGAAGGCGTTTCGACCAATCTGTAATATTATATACAGAACTACCAAACATTTTTCCTATCACATTTTGTGCTACCAAAAATAGTAATGTAGAATATAGAAAATCTCCAGTTACAACTGTTGCGAAACTAAATCTTGTGGGATTATAATATTCCTGTGTTGTTTTAGCTTTAAATATCATCGGAAGAATTATATAGGAAATTGGTTCCCATATAGCATACGCAGATGCCCAACTTGTCAAACTTTTTGCCGAAAATTCCCATATATTTGGTGTAATCATTCTATTATATCTGGATTAAATTATTTATTTTTATTGTTAATTATTAATCATTATCTAATTAGTAATATTTGTTTTATATTTTGAGTTAATTGGTTTAATATATAGAGTTTTATCATTGCTATTTTTACTAATATAAATATTATTCTTTTCTGGCATATATTGCGTTTCTTTAAATTTTTCTTTATTATATTTAATGTCTAAAAGTATTAGTGACATAGCATTTTTATCTATAGAACTCTTTTTATGCCATTCTGGGAGCGCTAAAATGTTATTATTACAAATCAAAACCATTTTAATATCCGTACATAAAAAATATATTTAATAATAATTCAATTTTTTATATTTTTTTATCTTTTTTTATTACAAGATATTTGTATAGAATGTAATGAATTTATAGAATCCATCGAATCCATATATGTAATTGATTTTGAATATGTTGTATTTATTTTTTTTTGCTTTTCAGGAATTTCTACAATTTTATCTTTATTATATTTTGCATCAATTATAATATTTTTAATTTCTCTTTTCTCTTCACATCTATTTTTATGCCATTGTTCAATAGTTAAAATATTATTATTACAAATC